TATCTCTCCTTTTTCATAATTTATTGTCCCTGCATTATTTTTAACTATTTGATAATCATTGTCTGAGGTTTTTCTAAACAGAAATATCTTTCCTTTTAATCCTGTTTGATCTGGATAATCTGAAAGATAAACATCTCCAGAAATTCCACTTACATTAAATGCAGTAGATTTTATATTGAACGGTGTTCTATTTCCTGATTTATCATATTTCAAGTGAAATGGATTACCAAAACAAATTTCATATTCCGCAAATACATTTAGAGAAGCTCTAAGATCTCTTCTCATTTTAATTGTTGTTATATTTGACATAATTGATGGATCTACATCATCAATTACTTTTAATAGTTTACTATATTTTAATCTACTTCCAAATTTATTTAAGTCAGAAGATCTAGAAAAAGTTGTCAATGAAGAAATTATTTTTGTTTTTAAATCATCTACAGATTTTGTGGAATTTGAATTGTAATAAACGGATGATGATATTTCAATGAAAAGATATTTTAAATCTATAATTTGGGGAACAATTCCAGCAACCGAATATTTTTTAAGTTCATTTACAATTTTTCTTTTTGAGATATCTGAAATATAATTATAATTTCTTGGTTTAATTGTAATTAATACTTTACCATATTGTGGTGGTGAGAACTCCTCTCCACCAAAAGCAGTCACTGCTTCAGCTTCTGGAAAAATCTTTGGAACAATTGCTTCATAATCAGAAGCAGTAACTGCTCTATTCTGTGCCGCAAATAATTTAGGTGCAAAGTTTCTGATTGAAGAAGTGCTTTCTATATCATCACCACCAGTAGATGGTTGCGTCGTGGTTAAATTGGAGATTCCAAATGAAACTGTATTGCCATTATTATCAACCAATTTACCAGAAAAAGTAAAAAGTGCAATTCCATTTGCCAATTTACCTTTAGAAGTAATATATGTTGCTGTAATTATATTATTGTTATCTAATTTCTTTCCAAAGTTACCATCTCCAAATAACAACTCATATCTTTGATCTTCAATTTCTTGTATAAGATACACCCTACTACTAGAATTTGTTGATCCTATATTGTCAACTAAGTTATAAGAGTTTGATACTGGATCTCCAGCACTATTTTGTACAGAAACTCTGAGAGTTGCAGTGTCAATTCCAGAATTATTTAAAATAAATCTTTGATTGTACTGTGATGTGTTTACATTGAAGGTTTGGGTAATTAAAGACCCTTCAAAAATTTCCACATCATTAAAAGTTGCAATATTATTTGTAACTGGAACGGTAATATCTTCGGGAATGCAAAATGAATAGCTTTCCAATCCAAATGAGTTTGAAACTGCACAAACTCCTTTTTTAATTGTTAGAGTTAATGGTGGAGTTGAAAATGCAGAGGTATCAACAATAAAAGATATTTTTGCTTTTGCTGAGGATGTAGATCTTGGTACGTATCCAATATTTCTTGCCAAAGAAACTACATTTTCTCTAAGTGTAGCACTATCAATAAAAACTTCGTTTGCAATCATATTTGCATTAAACGAATTCAAATATGTATTGTATGCTAAAATATCAATCAGTGTAGATAAGTTAGAACCCTCATAATCAAAATCAGTAAAATTTGAATCTGCTCTCAGATAATCTTTTATTGTTGATTTAATCTGATCAAAGTCTAGATTTGAAAAGTTTATCTGTGGCATTTATCGAACCGTTTGTAGTATAAAATTAACTTGTTGAGGTGGTAATACTGAACCTATGACTTCATAATCAATTAAAACATGATATCCATTTTGATCAAAATCTGGAGTTACGTTAACTGCTCTTAAAAAAACTCTGGGTTCAAAGTTTTTAATGACGTTACGAATTTCATTCTCAATGTCTGTAGTAAGACGAACATCTAAAATTTCAAATAAACTTCTGTTTACGCCTGTACCCAAAAGTGAATTAAAAGGTCTTTCTCCATTGAGAGTGAGAATTAAATTTCTCAATGATCTGTTAATTGCACTTACATCATTAATAGGAAGTAAGTCGTAAGTAATCGGATGAGCCTTAAATGAAAGGCTAATGTCTTTAAAATTACGATTTACGTTCTCTAAAGGCACCTTTTTACACTAATACTGACTTATTTATACTAAAAAAGGGATCTTTGGGATCCCTTTTTATTCATTTATTCGTGCCAACGTTCAACATAATCATCAAATCCACCTTTTCCTCCGCATGGTTTGGAATATCTGTCATTCGGCGGGTCATTTTTTCTTTTTTGAGGAACATAATCAGTTATTAGTCGTGTTGTTCCCCAATTTTCTCTCATAAATTGAACATTTCTATCAGGATTTGGGTTCATTGCCATCTGTTTTCTCCTTGTTTTAGGTTAAAACAGAACTTTTTACGGGGTTGCTATCCCGAGTTCTTTGGTTTCGTACATAAAATCGTCTGATGTTTCAATTTTTCTTCGATTTTCTACGGAATATTCGGTCAGGTCGATCTCATAACCTGGATTTTTAGTAATTCTATTCTTAGTCCATGCATCATCATACCATAAAATCTTATTGTTTGGGTATGCGTAGAAATTTCCGTTGTCCATTTTGAAAAAATGGGCACATTTATGCTCTGGAGTCTCACTAAAATTGGTATTTAATGTGGATTTTGATTCCCAGGACCAATCAAGAGTGAACATATAAGTTCCTTCATTCTTTTTCCCTTTATAATTAATCAGTTCTGCACGTAAGTTAGCCAATCTCGAACGTACTTGAACGTCAATATAAGGAGAAAAGCAATCCCACCACATACATTCTTCTAAATCGGGTACTGGTGCATCTGGTTTCCAACAAAATGCGTGAATGGGTCTTCGAGTCCAGTTAACTCCATTCTCTAAAAATGCTTCAAAGAGGGGTACATGCTTCTCTAAGGATGCTACAGAGTGAACATCACATAAAGTTACCTCACCGTGTCCTTTCTTATGATTATAGAGGAACTCATTGCGAATGTAGCATGTAAATGTTGGAAGATTGTGATTAAGATATGCCATATAAACCTAAGAAAAAGGCATGTATTTCTACATGCCATTAATACTATTTACCCTTTTCCTTGTCCTCTGTATCTTTTCTTTTTCCCATTACGAGAAGTTGCCGAGAGAAGAGTTCGAGCCGAGCGTCCTTGACGAGTTTTCTTCGGTGCTCCAGGTTCAAAGATTACTTTACTGCTTCCACCTTTTGCCATACTTTACCTCCTTATCAAATAATACGAGTTTTTTCGTGTCCAACACGAATCACAGGATCGCACCAAATCTCATAGCCCTTTGCCTTGGCATCGAGACAGAACGACACGTCCTCACCACACATATCCTGGACTTCACCAGAATTAAAAACTTGCATCTTTGGAGCAAACCAAGGATACTCAAGATTCTCAAAGACACCCTTCTTAATCAGAACCCAACCAAATCCAGTGTAATCAACTGTAAAGAGTTTCTTACGCTTCTGAATGGTTTCAAGAGTTTCGTGATTCATCACGCCACCATTGTTCTTAAAGTCATCCTCTTCCAACCAGTGAGCAACGGAAGTGGTATTACCATCTTCTGTGCAATACCATCCAGACATAATATCTTTGTCATGAAAGACAAGACGATAGAACTTTTCAGTGTCAAAGACAATATCTGAGTCAATCCAGAGTTGGTAATCGTATTCCAGCTTACCATCCCAGGGTTTCTGATTTGGACCACGAAGAACATTTGCACCAAGACACTTGCATCGTGCAAAGTTAACCATTGAAGAATAATCTTGAGAAATCTGAATTGATGCACCTGCTTGCACCAAATCAAAACATAATTGAACAAAGTTCTTCAGAAAAATATATGAACATCCACGACCTGGAAGACAAAAGACAACTGACTTGCCCTTAATCATTTCCTTTGCTTTTTCCAGATCAAATGTATCTGCAGACTTTTGTGGAGTATTTGCAATAACCGTAAATCCTTTAGCCATAAGTGAATAATTACTTCAGTTTCATTTTACCGTGCTATTTAGAACTTGTCAATAAGATGCCTCAGTGTATGGAGGTGGGGATAACTGTAATACCTCAACTTCTTCTAAGTCAAGTTCTTCTTTTTTAATTTTGTCGCAGAGTTCATCAAAAGTTAAACTGTGAGCAACAACATCATCTTGTGAATAGACGTGATATATTTTTTCTTTTGGCATAATTTTTTTCCGGGGAATTTTTTACAGAGAAATGTTTTCGATGATCAATTTGTTATTCTCAAAACTATAGTCGAGTGTGTCTCCTTCCTCCCATTCTAAAGTTTCTTGCAGTTCACTTGGAATGTGAATGTAGTATTCTTCGGTTTCTTCGTCGTATCGGAATTCTGCTGTATAGTCCATATGTGAAGTATTTTTCTTTATATATCAGTTTAGAAGTCTAACAAGGATAAATGCAGAGAATAGCAGAATAATGTTGAAGAACTTTCT